TGGTACTCTTCCGTGAAAATTTATTATGTATTCTGATTGTGGTCTTGTCGGTGTAAAAGTTTTACTATTTTGTTTTTTGTGTTTTAACGCCAAGATATAATTATTTGACCCAACGTAATCATCTAATAACTGAAGGGCCCTTGTTTCGGGAGTTTTTGAAATTAATTCTTCCATTATATTATAAATAAAAATAGTAAATAATATAAAAAAATCAATTAAAGTATTTATATATATGACACAAAATAGAGTACCAATAACAAGATTAAATAAGTTTTTTTCTGAAGAAGACTTCAATTTAGAAATTGAAATGGGCATGGAATGGCAAATGGGTGATATGAATTTCACTGTTGTTTTATATCGTGTTGATAGACAAAGAACAAATAATGATGATGTTTATGGTGAAGCGTTAACTGAGGGTATACAATTTTTAGCACCTGTAGAATTAAAAGGATTAGTTAAAATAGAAGCACCTACAAATTCAGATTACGGAACATCAAAACTTTCACAAATAGAACCAGGTAATATGACATTTAGTGTTTATCAATCACATTTAGACCAATTGGCGGTTGAAATTTCTTTAGGTGATTATTTAGGGTATTATGAGTCTGAAGATAAAGTAAGGTACTATAGTGTAGTAAATGATGGTAGAATTACATCGGATTTAAAACACACGTATGGCGGATATAAAAAATATTACAGAACAATAATTGCAGCACCTGTAACTAACGACGAATTTAACGGAATATAATATGGGATTTCCTAAAAAAGTAAAATTAGATCTTCCTTTAATACCATCAAAATTTGGTAAGGACAGAAGACAAGAAATGTTAGATGAAATAACTAATGGTGGGACATACTTACCAAAAGGGGTTTTACATGCTGACTTAGATAAGGGAGTTTTAGATTTTGTTAAAGAAAAATTAAAATTAGAAGTTGACGGAAAAACAGTACCTACTGTTGATAAAATAATAACAACCCAAAGTTGGGCTCAATTTACAGAGACTTGGAAATTTCAAGATTTAGATAAAAATGTTTCTTTACCTTTTATAATTACAGTTAGACAACCTGAAGTTAAGGCAGGAACAATAAAAGGAACATCATATAATATACCAAACAGAAAAACATTTTTTTATTATTCGGTACCAACATGGGACGGACAAAGAAAGGGGGCTAATGTTTATAAAATACCTCAACCAGTTCCTGTAGATATTACATATAATATTAAAATATTTTGTAATAGAATGAGAGAATTAAATGAATTTAATAAATTATTTTTACAAACATTTACATCAAGACAAGCCTACGTTCAGATTAAAGGTCACTATATGCCGATGAAAATGGAAGACCCTTCAGATGAATCCGCTAAAGAAATAGAAAAAAGAAAATATTATATTCAAACATATAAAATAACGTTAATGGGTTTTTTATTGGATGAAGAAGAGTATGAAGTAAATCCAGCAATAACAAGACAAGTCAATCTTTTTGAGTTTGACAATAAAGTTAAAAGAAAAAAACCAAACATAGAACCCCCAAGGCCCGATAATTTTGATTTAGATTTTTTATTTATTACAGGTAATACACAACTATCTGAAGTTTTTAGGTATAGTGCGGATTTAAAAGTTATTGAAACTGAAAATATTACAAATTGTTATAACATAAATTATTCAGCAAATACAAATTCAAATTTAACATATACAAATTGCTCGGGGTCTTCAACAACAATTTCTTTAACTTCAGGAAACACAGGTACCGTTTGTTTAAAAGGAGGAACGACACCGACCTTTTCTAATGTTACGGGTGTCACATATACTGAAGGAATATCTTGTTCTTCTGGTTATTCAGTTTATATTAATAATAATTTTGTTGGGGATGATTTAGAAGTGATTCAAATCAATAACGGAGATACGTTAAAAATCATTGCATTTAAAGAAGATGTAACAAAAAATTCTTTAATAAAAACAAAGGCGGTTTTAATATAATTATTCTCCGTAAATGTCTTTTGGTTTTGAACAAGTCTTTAATATTAAAGTTTCTAAAAATTTATATATTTTTAAACCGTTTTCTTCACAATATTTTTTTAATATATCATGATTCATTTGAAATCTTTATATTTTTAATTTTTTTCATATATAAATAAATATTTTATAAGGTAGAAAAAAAGTAGAATTTTTTCATACTTAAAAAAAATTATTATAAATAGTAAAAGAATTTTGCTAAAAATTGTTGTATTTATATAATAAAATAAACATAAATTAATAATATTACGTTTTATGGCATCTACAACTAAAGTGTTTGTTTCGCCAGGTGTATATACATCAGAGAGAGACTTGACATTTGTTGCCCAAAGTGTTGGGGTGACAACTTTAGGTATTGTGGGAGAAACCCTTCAAGGACCCGCATTTGAACCTATCTTTATAACTAACTTTGACGAGTACCAAGTATATTTTGGCGGAACAAGTCCCGAAAAGTTTATCAATACTCAAATACCTAAATACGAAACTTCGTATATTGCAAAGGCATATCTACAACAATCAAATCAACTTTTTGTAACAAGAGTTTTAGGTTTGTCAGGGTATGATGCAGGACCTTCTTGGTCTATAACAACAATCGGTAATCCTGACCCATCAACTGTAGGTACTACAGGAACTACAACGTCATACACATTAAGTTTTAGTGGGACTTCGGGTAGTAGCTCAAATGTTACTATTACCAGCCCGTCTTCACTTTTAAGTAGTATTTTTTATAATGCCTACACAAAATTTAACGGAACAACATCAACTTTAAATGCCGATTTTCAATCATTCATATCAACAGCGATAAATAATTATGTTAATGTTGGTACTGGGTCAACAGGTGGTAAATCAGTATTTTGGGGTACCGTAACTAATAACACATTTACTGCAGTAACCGCAACTACATTATATTCCGTACCCGCAACTGCAACTACAAATACATTAGGTGTTGATAATATTATTTTAGAAAACGCAGATTTAACTTCAACATCAAACGATCCTTGGTATTACTCCTTATTTAGTTATTCAAAAGTAGGGGGTCAGGGTTCTTATTATGGTTTTGGTTTTGGTGCAGCTATTAATTCCTTTGGTACTGGTGCAACATCAAATACGTTTACAGGTACTTGTACAATTAAGGCAACCAATTATTCAGGAACACCATTTTCAGATTACGACGATTTAGTTGTTGCAACATTAAGATCAAGAGGTATAACAACTTATAGTTCTGACGACGGACCTGTTTACCAAGTTAGCGGCACTTCAAATGCTATTATGGTATGTTCTGGCGTTTATTCAGGTTTAAGTAAAAACCCATATAATACTTTTGTTATTTCAGGTATAACTAAAGATAGTAATACTTTTAGTTTTGAAACATCTTTACAAACAAGTGATAGTAAGTATATATCTAAAGTTTTTGGAAGAAGTAATTTTTCAAAAGATAGAACACAAGTACCTTTATTTGTTGAAGAGGTATATTCAAGTTTATTATTAAATGGGTATAGAGAAGGTAAAGTTAGGGGTATTTATTGTTCATTTTTAGATTTACCTGGTGCAAGATCAGGAGATAGCGATACTATTGGTTTTTATTTAGAGCAATACCAAACACCTGAAACACCTTATTTAGTTTCTGAATTAAGAGGTAATAGAGTTTACAAATTATTTAAATTTAAACTTATATCTGATGGTAACGCAGCTAATAGATTAGTTAAAATTTCAATAGGTAACATTTCATTTAATAATGGTACGTTTGACATTTTTGTAAGGGACTTTTTTGATACCGATCAAAATGTTAGAGTTATTGAAAGTTTTACAAATTGTTCAATGGATCCTAGTCAAAATAACTTTGTAGCAAATAAAGTAGGAACGACTAACGGGGAATATCAATTAAATTCTAAATATATCATGTTAGAATTAAGTGACGAATATCCTGTAGATGCATTACCTTGTGGATTTGAAGGTTATATTTCAAGAGAATATGAAAGAGATCTTGAAGCGTCAAGACCTCCATTTTTAGTATATAAAACTAAATATTTAAAACCAGGTGACGTTGTTTATAACCCACCATTCGGTTCATCTTCTGGTGTGGACGATCCTGTAATTTCAACAGGAGAAAACCCAAGAAGAGCATATTTAGGGGTGTCAAATATTACAGGTATTGATTATGACTTTTTTGACTATAAAGGTAAACAATTACCATTGAATATTCAAACAGACACAACAGGAGCACAATGGGGTTACTTAACTAAAGGTTTCCACATGGATAGTGGGGCAACTATAGTAACAATACCAGCAGGATTTACAACTGCAGGTGAGTCGGCTTTTGAAGTAGGTAGGTCGTCATTTAATTCAGAACCACAAGATTCAAACAATGATTATTTTAAATTGAATACTCGTAAATTTACATTATTCCCTTACGGTGGGTTTGATGGTTGGGATATATATAGAGAATATAGAACTAATAACGATAGGTTCCAACTAGGTCAAGCGGGTTATAAAAAAGGAGCGGCATCATCGGCGTCTTACCCAACGGCAACAGGATGGGGGGCGTTTAAACAAATTACAGGCCCTAACCAAGAGGTTTGGGCAAATACTGACTATTACGCATATTTATGGGGTCAAACAACTTTTTCAAACCCTGAAGCGGTTAATATTAACGTATTTACAACACCTGGTATTGATTATGTAAATAACTCTAACTTAGTTGAATCAGCAATTGATATTGTTGAAACTGATAGAGCGGATTCAATTTATATTTGTACAACACCTGACTTTAATTTATTCTTACCTTCGTTTAATGATATTACTGAAGGTTTGATTTATCCTGATGAGGTTGTAGATAATTTAGAAAGTACCGGTATTGATTCTAATTATACCGCAACATATTATCCTTGGCTTTTAACAAGAGATACGGTTAATAATACTCAAATTTATTTACCACCTACTGCTGAGGTGACTAAAAACTTAGCGTTAACTGATAATATTGCTTTCCCTTGGTTTGCATCTGCTGGTTACACAAGAGGTTTAGTAACATCAATTAAAGCGAGAAGAAAGTTAACACAAGATGATAGAGATACTTTATATAAAGGTAGAATCAATCCAATCGCAACTTTCTCAGATGTTGGTACTGTAATTTGGGGTAATAAAACTTTACAGATTAGAGAGTCTGCACTTGATAGAATCAACGTAAGAAGATTGTTACTACAAGCAAGAAAACTTATTTCAGCAGTCGCGGTAAGATTATTATTTGAACAAAACGACGAAAAAGTAAGACAAGATTTCTTAGATGCGGTTAACCCAATATTAGATTCAATTAGAAGAGATAGAGGTTTAATTGACTTTAGAGTCACTGTTTCTAACACACCTGAAGATTTAGATTCTAACACATTAACAGGTAAAATTTTCTTAAAACCTACAAGAGCGTTAGAATATATTGACATAGAGTTTGTTATCACACCAACAGGAGCATCTTTTGATGATGTATAAAATAAATAATTTTAAAAGTGGGGAGTAGAAATATTCCCCATTTATATATTTATAAATAAAAAGTCATGAAAATACAAAAAAAACTTATTAATGAAACTGTAGGTTTATCACCACAATTAAAAAAAACTTTTTCAGATAAAAAACAAAACATTATTTTAACTGAAGAACAAATTGAATTACTTTTAAAACATTTAAAAAAATAATGGATTTAAAAAAACACGTTTATAGGCAAATTTTTAAAAGAAAAATAAATGAAGGTATTACCGATGAAGGTAGACCTGATTTAAAATATTACGCCTTTGACTGGGATGATAATATTGTATTTATGCCAACTAAAATAGTATTATTAAACGACAAAGAAGATGAGATTGGTATGTCTACAGAAGACTTTGCCGAACATAGACATCAGATAGGTGTTGAACCTTTCAATTATAAAGGAACAAGAATTATTGATTATGCTCCTAACCCTTTTAGAAATTTTAGAACAGAGGGTGACCGTAATTTTATTATAGACTCAATGGTTGCATCACCCGGACCTTCATGGAATGATTTTGTGGAGTGTATTAATGGAGGTTCAATTTTTGCTATCATTACAGCAAGAGGTCATAATCCTGAGACATTAAAAGAAGCCACGTATAATTATATTTTATCAAATCACAACGGTATTAATTCTAAAACACTTATAGAAAATCTAAAAAAATATAGAGAAGTTAATTCTGAAAATGTACAAGAAAATAGTAAAGATTTGTATTTTGAAGATAAAGAATTGATTGAGGAGTATTTGGATTTATGTAAGTTTCACCCTGTTTCTTTTGGTGAAGGTAGTGCCGCAAATCCTGAAGAAGGAAAAATAAAAGCGATGAGGCAGTTTATTTCTTATTGTAGAGAAATGGCCTCACAAGTGGAAAGACTTACTGGTACAAGTGAAAAATCACAATTTAAAAACGACGTATCAAATAATGAGATAATACCATTTATTGGATTTTCAGATGACGATCCTAGAAATATTGAAAAGATGAAAGAATTTTTAAGTTCTGAATATGAAGAAAGTCCAGTAAACTTATATTTAACTAAAGGAGGAGAAAAAACTAGATTTTAAAGTAAGTTCTAGTTAAAGAATATTTGAAAAATAAAAAAAAGTAAATAGAAAAAAATAAATAACAGAATATTTATAATAAAATAAAAAACTTAAAATTAAAAAGTTATGGCAGATTTATTAATGAGAATGCCCTTTCAGTATGAACCTAAAAGAAAAAATAGATTTATACTTAGTTTCCCTTCATCTTTGGGAATCAATTCTTGGTATGTTGAAAAGGCATCAAGACCAAGTATCACAATAGGAAGTAAAGATATTAAATTTTTAAATACTGAAACATACGTTGCAGGACAATTTAAATGGGATAGTATTACAGTCACTTTACGTGACCCAATTGGACCTTCTGCTTCACAAGCAGTTATGGAGTGGGTTAGATTACACGCTGAATCAGTAACAGGACGTATGGGATACGCGGCTGGTTATAAAAAAGACGTAGATTTAGAAATGTTAGACCCAACAGGAGTTGCTGTTGAAAAATGGATACTACAAGGATGTATGTTAACTTCAGCTAAATTTGGTGATGTTGGTTATTCGGGTGACGAAATTGTTACTGTTGACATATCACTACAACCTGATAGATGTATTTTAGTATATTAATTAAATAAAATAATTTATTTAACCCACTTAGAAATAGGTGGGTTTTTTATTTACAAAAGAATTAATCATATTATTTTTAATTATAAAACTTTTTATATATGGAAGCAAACGCAAATGATTATGGTCAAATGAATTTTAATTTACCTCACGATGTTGTTAAATTACCTTCAGGAGGAAAATTTTATAAACCAAAAAAATCATCACTTAAAGTTGGGTATCTTACCGCAAATGACGAAAACATTTTAATGTCACCAAACGCAGGAAAAGAAGGGTTAGTTATGACATTATTAAGAAATAAAATTTACGAACCTGGTTTTGATATTAAACAACTTATTAATGGTGATGTTGAAGCCATATTATTATTTTTAAGAAACACTTCTTTTGGTGCTGAATACACATTTAACTTAATAGATCCTGCAACTAAAAAAGATTTTGAAGCAACTTTATTATTTGATGAAGTAAACTTTTCACCAACATTACACGAGCCAGATGATGAAGGATATTTTTATTTTACTCTACCAAAAACAGGTAAAAAATTAAAATTAAGATTATTAAGTATGGGTGAAGAAAGAGAAATTCAAGACGAACTTAATAAATATCCTGTAGGAATGGTTGCACCAATTGTTACAAGAAAATTTGAAAAACAAATCGTATCAATAGATGGTGACGAAGATAGAACAAAAATAGTAACTTTAGTCCCTCAAATACCAATATCAGATTCAAAAAGTTTAAAAAAGTTTTTGAGTGAATGTGAACCTAAACTTGACCTTAAAAGAAATGTAATCGCCCCGTCTGGAGAAAAAGTTGAAGTTGACTTCGCTTTTGGGGTGGAATTTTTTCGGCCTATCTTTGAATAATCGTTCTTATTTATTGGACGAAATATACTACATGGTAAAACATTGTAATTTTTCTTACTCTGATGTTATGAGTATGCCTAGTTTTGAAAGAAAATACTTCCTACAAAAGTTATCTAAAGAATATGAAAGATAGAAAAAAATAAAAATAACTATTTATTAAATAAAATAATATTATGTTTTTATTTTTAAGTCCATCTGCTTCTGAATTTGATACGGGAGGAAAATCAATTCAAGAACTATTTTCTGATGCCGCAGGAGCTTCTTCTGAACCAGTAAAAAAAATATTATCTACTGTTCAATCAATACAGGATTCCGCATTAAAGGCTCAAAGATCCATTTTTAATATTGGTTTAGACGACGCCAATCAAAAAAAATTCAGAGTGACAATGGAGGAGGCTTTAAAATCTACTTTAGATATAGGTGGAACTTTTAAAGACGTGACCGAACTTACAACTAGTTTTGTTGATGGGTTAGGTGCGGCAATACCCCCAACCCAAACGGTTTTAACAAACATGGTTGAGTTTTCAAAGGCAACCGGAATTGCAAATGCTGAAACCGCAAAAATGTATGCGTCTTTTGCTAAATTTACTTTTAGTCAACAAAAAGCACAAGAAAATATGGATAAAATATCATTAAGAGCTAGAAGTTCTGGTTTAGACGTGAAGGCGGTTTTTGATGATGTTACAAAAAATTTGACAAAAATTAATTCTATGGGTTTCAGTAGTGGAATTGAGGGATTAACAAAAATGGCACTACAAGCAAAGGCTTTAAAAGTAAATATTGACGAAATCGGTGCAATGAGTTTATCACAAACACTATGGGACCCAAAAAAATCAATAGAATTGGCTCAAAATATGCAAATGTATGGTGGAAATGTTGGAAAATTAGGTGACGCATTTCAAGTATTTAGAATGGGTGCTTATGATGCTGAAGGATTACAAGAGGAAATGATTAATTTAACGGCACAGGCCTTTAAATTTAATGAAGCAACTGGTGAGTATGAAACTACATTTACATCAAGACAGAGGTTAAAAGCACAGGCAGATGCCATGAATATGGATTACCAAAAGGCTGTTGAAATAGGTAAAGAAAGAAAAAAACAATTAGACATTGAAGAAAAAATAAAAAATAATGTTCAGATTGCTGCACAACTTAAACCGGGAGGAAAAATTTCTGAAGACCAACTTACACTAATAAAGACATTGACTGAATTTAAAAAAGGTGCAGATGGAAAAATGAAATTAACTATGGATATTCCTGGTTTTAAAACTGATGATTTAGAAGAACAATTAAAAAATAATCCTGAAGCAATAATAAAAGGATTAGAAGATTATCAAAATATGGCAAAAAAAGACGATAAAGAAATTGCCTTACAAAATTTATCTGTGACTGAAAAACAAGCTATTGATGTTAAACAATTAAGGGATATGATGTATTTAAGTTTGGACGACACCGACAGAAAAAAATTAGTTAATTCTGCTGAAAATTTAAGACTTGCCGCTGAAAAATATGGTGAAGCGATTCGTTCTCCTGTTATGGGGGCTACAGGTGCTGCTGGGGTGATTTTAAATGCAGGTGCTGGTGGAGCACCAGCCACTAGTGTTAGAGCAAGAGAAGATAGAGAAAGAGAATTAGCTAGACAAAGAGCTGACCCATTTGCTGACGTTGCTAGAGACTTATTTATTGGTGGTGGTAATAATAAAATAATAACCGATGAAAAGGGTGGGTTTGTTAAAAAATTAATTAAAGAAGATGATATTGTTGCATTTCCTAAAGCAGGACAAATGATTGACAAATTAGCAAATTTTTACAACGATACAATAATTACAGTCAACTCAATAGCTAATAAGATTGGATCTGTAAAAATAAATGAATCCGCTTTTAATGTTGAAGAATTAATTAGAAAACAAAAATCATTTGTTGAAACTATTTCATCAAAACAAAAAACGGAAACAGCTGAAAAAACAGTAAAAGAAGAACAAAAAATAACTTTTGATGATATAAAATTAACCGTTGACGTTAAAGGGATGACACCTGAATTAAATAAAATTTTCCAAGATAAAAATGTTGTTAATGAGTTTAAAAATATGATTATTGGAGAAATTGCAAAACAAGGACAAAGAGTAAATAAAAAAGGATTTTTTGGATCTAAATAATAATAAAAATTAAATTTACTCTATTTATCTTAAAAGCCGCTAATGGAAAGTTTTTTATCATTTGATTCTACAGAAAATTTTAGAAAGAAATTAATTTTAAGAAATTTAAAACCGTATAATGTTTTTGAAGGTTTTAGTTCAGAAGCTAATATAAAAGAAATTTCAATAGTTGATTACGCGGTAAGTGACAGTCCTAGTGTTGATGAAATTGCAAAAAAACAAGAACCAAATATTATTGGATTAAATAAATATTCACCAGGTAAAAGTTTTGGAGATACTATTTTAATTAATAAAAATTTTGGTACTGAAAGTAATTTTGGAAAATATCCATTTCAGAATTTAAAAAATACTAAATTAGAAAAGATTGGTGTACAACAGGAGTTTTCTTTATATACAAAAAATATTTATGGACCAATAAATTTTGGGCAAACTTATGGTGGTACTGTTGATATAAATAAAAATTCACAAACAGACACAAATAAAGGAGAGTATTCAACATATTCTGCCATTGGTAGTTTGTTAGAAACTGAAGGAGATAAAAACGAAATAAGACAAAGAGTATTAAACAAATACAGTCCAAATAATCAATCACCGGGTTATGGAGAACCATATAGTTTTCCAATTGAAGTTCTTGGTAGTAATTCTGGTGAGTATTCATATGTGTCAAATGGACCAAATGAGACTTCAGAACAAGTACAAATAAGATTATATAATAAAAATAAATACGGACCTATTGGTGGATATAACGATGAGGTTGAACCTAACATTTTAAAACCGATACCAACAAACCAAGGTGAGTTATTTTATGAACCAAATATAGATAATGTTGTTACCGAAGCATTCATAAGAAATTTAAGAGTTGAAAATTATCTTTCAAACAAATATGGACCTGAAGGTTTACCAAGTGGGTACGGTGTTGTAAATGTAAAACCAAACTTAATAAAACCGGTAATACCAAATCAAGGAGAATTATTTTATTACCCAAACATTGATAATGTAGTTACCGATGAATTTTTAAAAAGTTTAAGACAAGATGCGTATTTAAAAAACACATATAATACAGGTACAGGAGATTATGATTTAAATTTAACAGATGAAAGGTTAGAAGAAATTTTTCAAAAGACAGAAGCCAGATTTAAAAATGACCCATATTTGATTGATAAATCAACATTAATATTTATTAAATCTGATTATACGGCTCTTAATATATATAAAAATAACAACCCAACTGGTAGTCAAGGAACTGTTAATCAAGATTCAGATATTGCTTTAATAGGTGCTAAAGAATTAAAAAAAGAATTACAAAATAGATTAGCGGCCATAATCACGGCTCAATCTTCAGGAATTAATTCAGGGACTAATAGTGCATCGGCAAGCCCAACACTTAATCCTTTTACTACATTAAACAATTTAGCAACTGACAATAGTGTCCTTAGTAAAAATTACAGAATAACGGTATTACCTAATTTTCAAACACAAGTAAACCAACAGTTATTTGAATTAAGTTTAACACCAGGATATAAACCTTCATCTGTAATACCGGGTCAATATTTTGATTTTCCAGCAAGAAACTTTTTAACACAAGCGTTAAGTAACCCTGTTGCTGCGGCTGCGGGTCAAATAGCTAATTTAGCAACAACAGTTTTATTACCTTTCATTGATACATCATCTGAATTATTTTTAAAATATACAACAGATAATGTTAAACAATTATTATTTGACCAACTTTTCTATAATCAATATAGACCTAAATATAGGTTAGATTCTGTATCATCACCTAATTTATTAGCACCAAAAGAAAATTACTATATAGGTGAAACAAAAAACTTTATAAGAGATGCTATAAGCCCAAGAACAGAAATAGCGAAAGGTAAATTTGGAAAACTTAACATCGGACCTGTGTTTAGTTATGGTGAGTTAGGAAAAGAATATGAAGGTAAAAAAGTATCAGAATTATTATTTGGTTTAAATACTAAACCATACTATGATAGTTTTGGTTTACAAGGAGGTTTTACGTGGGTAGCTAATAATAACTATATTGAACCCGGTGCGTTTGTCGGACCAGAAGGTCAAAAATTCCCAGACTCACCAATTGGCGCCTCACAAGAAATAATTAAAACAGAATTAAATAAAACAAATTCATCAAAACAAGAATTTACCGATGGATCGTTACTTGATATTACCCAAAAATTAATAGAAGCGGGTAACAGATCAACAAGAAAATTAGAACATGTAGGTAATGCAATAAACCAAATATCAAAGGTATTTAATGATGGCTATAATGAACTAACCAAAGGTTCTAAAGTTATAAGATACGAAACACCAACATCTAAAGGTAGTAATACATCTGAAGTAAAAGGATACGAATATTGTAGATTATTTACCAAAGATAATCCATACTACAGTTATTCATCACTACAAAAAAATGATGGTAATTTGAGAGGTAACGTTACGGATACGTCGTATTCTATTTTAGATAATACATTTAATTTAAATATTGCCCCTATGAAAAGTAGTGGTCAATTATTATCTTCAAACATTACAAAAAATGGAGTAAAAAAATATATGTTCTCTATAGAAAATTTGGCTTGGAGAACATCTAACAGACAAGGGTATAGAGTTGAAGATTTACCAGGATGTGAAATTGGGCCAAACGGTGGTAGAATAATGTGGTTCCCTCCTTATGATTTATCATTTGATGACTCAATAAAAAGTGGGTGGGAATCTCACTCATTTTTAGGTAGAATAGAACCTATATATACATTTAAAGGTGGTGCTGAAAGAACAGGATCAATCAGTTTTAAAATTGTTGTTGACCACCCGTCTGTTTTAAACACAATTGTTAGTAAAGAACTAGAAAAAACAAAAACAGATGAAGCAACAAAAATTGTTGATTCATTTTTTGCTGGATGTTTAAAATATGACTTATATGATTTATTAAAAAAATATCCAGTTTTTAGCCCTAATGACATTTCACAAGTACAAAATGCCCTTCAAAATGCAAGTGTTGAAGATTATAAAAAATATTTTACGTCTTCTTTTGGCGAACTTGGAAATGTGGTTGAAAAAGGATTAGGAATACCTAATAGTGATATAACTTTCGGACAAACATTAAATAATAATGTGTCAAATTTTATAGGACAAAACACATTAAAAGAAGTTGTTTTATATTTACAAGGTAATACTAATAACGACTATGATACAAATTGGGATAAGTTTTTTGATAATGATGATTCGTGGAGTGACAAAATTTATGAATATGCGGATCCTAATATTATTTTAAGTTCTAATACTGAAACCGCAGATTTAAATAGGTATGTTGATACAAGAAAAAAATCTTTTGATAAAGTAAAAAGATTTTTTAAAGAAGAATATAGAAAATACAAAGATTTTAGAAAAACAGTATTAGATGCTTTAAAATCAGGAAGTAAAGTAAAATTTGATATTGACACTCAAAATGGTAAACAAACCGAGAGAGATACCATATATGAAGATTTAATAAATTTTAAAAAAGGGGATAACCAAAAAAAAATAAAAGATTATCTACCCGAAAATTCAACAGATCCGTTATTGACTGTTGGTGGTAGCGTAGGAGGAGATAATGGTAAAATTAATAATGATACTTTTCAAAATATTGATTGCACCAAAGAAATAAGTATTGAAAATGATAAAGTATATTCAACTCAAGCAACTTTTTGTAGAAGAGTAGTTATAAGAAATATTGAAATTACTTCATCAGAAAAAAAAGGAAACGAGTCAACAAAAGACGAAACACTAAAAGAAAGTAGTTCTGATGCTTTGAACCCAAATAATCAGGCAAATCAAAACCCAAATGTAAACACAAATCAAAATACAAGTCAAATTGATTCATTAAAAAAGAATGTTACAAAAAAATTAGTTAGAACACTTCTTTCTGAGTGTGATTATTTTGAAATGATAAAAAAAGATAATCCATTTATATATGATGGAATAAAAGAAAAACTAAAATATTTTCATCCGGCTTTCCATTCAATAACACCTGAAGGTTTAAATGCTAGATTAACATTTTTAAATCAATGTTCACTACCGGGAGATACTATTCCTACAGCAGTTCAAAACGGAGGGTCAACCACACCTGTTTATAACGATGTTTATAATAGTGCTTTTGGATCACCACCAATATGTGTTTTAAGAGTTGGTGATTTTTATCATTCTAAAATTGCTATAGAAAGCGTAACATTTAAATACACTGAAAATCTTTTAGATCTTAATCCTGAAGGAATTGGAGTTCAACCAATGATTGCCGAAGTTACGTTAAGTATAAAATTTATTGGAGGACATGGTTTAAAAGAGCCGATTACAAAATTAAATAATGCGCTTAGTTTTAATTTTTATGCAAATACCGAATTATACGATGAAAGGGCAGTTGAAAACGAAGTATCAACTACTGACTTAAACGCTCAAGATTTAGAGACAATAAGAAACGACAATAACCCAATTGTTGAACCAATTAATACTAACAGTAATGATAATGGTAATCCTATAGGTAAAGTTGATTCAACATCATTGGATCCTACAACAAGTAATTTAATTGGTAATATAAACTACTCAACTAAAATGGATTCATTTTTAGACGAATCAATTAACATGATTGAAGTTACAAAAAATACTTTATATGATGTTTCAGATAAACTTTATTGGGGTGGATTGATTTATTTTAATGCGGATAGAAAATATACTAAAGGATATTTTAATAATATCCAACAACCAAACACAAATGAAAGCGAAATTTTTGGTAAACAAAGTTCATATACGGATAAAATAAATAAACTTTTTAAAGACACAAAAGAAGATGTTGATAACGATAATTGTCCATTATTGGCAACATTAAAAGATGATAACTCGGTTCAAAATGGAAAACTTAAAAAAGTAAAAGATAAGTTAAAAGAAATAATTGATAAAGAAAAAACTAAATGGTTACAAATTTTTACACAAAATAGTAATCAAATACTTACTGTTACTAAAAAATATGTTAATTCAATTGATCAAATAAACTTTGTATTAACTAATGTTGATGGATTTAAAAATAAAGACGGTAATAATGTTCTATATAATATAAGTGCAACTACTGAAGTCACACAACCAACAACAGAAACAACAACATATGACGAATTAAAATCTGATTTTATAAATTTAGGTACACAAGCAAAAGTATTTTATAATGAGTTAAGAACAAATCAAATTATTACAAACGGAATATACGAGTATAAAGACGATTACAGTTTTGTTGTTGGTGATAATAATATATCTACAGCTGCGGAGAAAAGATTTTTTATGATATTTGTAAATTATATAATTGACGTTAATAAATTATTACCATTACTAAACGAATTGGTTGTTAATGTAAACGAAGCCGCCACTGAAGAAAAAATTAAAAGTGTGATGGCAAATAATGCTGGATATAACTTTTCAAATGGAACACTAACACAAAAAACAGAAAATTCAGCTTTATGGAAAATATATAAAAATTCAATTGACATACTAAAAAATAATAAAACAAAATTTGAAACTACTTATACAAGTAATTATGGACCTAATTTTAAACCATACAATAAAAGTAAAACAAGAAAATTCACGTTAAGTGAATTATTATCAACAGATCCATCGTTTACAACTGCGACTGAAAATTTTAATAATTTATGTAGTAGTGAAGATTCTGATGATGATTTATTTAACTTAAAGAAAAAATTTAAATAAAATGGAATATTATAACAGATATAATAATTTTTTCATAAATGGGGAGCAAACAGTTGTACCATTTTTGCAAATACCAACAAAACCTAGTGACCAAAAATACGTGTATAAAAAAAACCAAAGTAGGTTAGATAAAATTAGTTATGAAATATATGGGTCACCATATTTTGGTTGGTTAATTTTAAGTGCTAACCCAAACTTTGGCGGGTTAGAAGATAATATTCCTGATAACGCACTTTTAATTATACCTTTTCCTTTATTTAGTTCGTTATTAAGCTACAAAAATGCACTAGATACACATATTTTTTATTATGGCAGATAGTAGAAAAGGTAGAATATATGTTGAGTCTGATTATGACAACATTGTATTAATAGATCCAAATAAACTTATTATTGGAAATAAAATTGTTGATAGACTCGTTGACCATGAAGATATGGTCTTTTACGCTAATTTAGAAACTAAAGTTATACCAAGAACAAAATTAGCGGTTGGT